CCCGGTGCAGAAGACCGGAACGCCGAGCATCAAGGCTTCGACCGCAGCATTGCTGCCCCATGTCACCAGCGCCCAAGAATTATCAAGATCCGCCAAGAGAGGCCGCTGCCGCTCCATCGTGCGCGGCCTGATCTTCACCGGCCTATCGCTGTTGTCGCGGAGCCTTCGCTGCACATCGGACAGCCATGCATCCGCGTCAAATCCCATCAGTATGGCGATCTTCACATCGGGCGGGCAGACGAGAATGTGGCGCCCGGCCTTGCGCCAAGAGGCCACGGCGGGCGCCTGGCGTGTTGGGTTCGACGCGCCCCGCCCTTCGTGCTGAAAGGCGTTGCGGGTGATCCGGTAATAATGCCCGCGACCGAAGTAGCCGTGATCGCCGTAGTACCATGTAGAGCCCGCCTTGCGCGCCGCCATCAGGCTCGGCCAGGACACTGGCGACCCGAAGCCCGCCCAAACGCCGCCGCGATAATCGCCCCCCACCACAGGTGCGCCGCAGCCTTTCGCAAAGGCCAGGGCGAAGCGGGGGTTGGTGTGCTCGCGAGAAACGCTGTAGACGTTCAAGCCACGGCCTCCAGGGCTTCTTCAAACGCCATCTTGGGGAAACACTTCAGGGCAGACAGTGGCGAGCAGTTGACCACCGAAACGCCACTCGGCAACTCTGTAGCGGCACCATCGAAAGAAGCGGCCCACTTCTTTGTAGAAGTCTCCGTGGGGTTCCCCAGACCCTTGCCGTGCTTGCCGTGCCAATGAACGCCGTTCTTGACTGTCACGTCTATCCCCACCAACACCACTTTGGCGCATCCCCACTTGATCGCCAGGTTCATAGCCTGAAAGCCACTGTTGCCACCCCATGTCACCAGCTCATTCCCGGCCGGCTGAATGCGCTGTGTGTCGCGCGCAAGCATGACGAGTTTAAGTCCGTACCGCTGTGCAGCGTGCTTGTCTCCGGTGACCTTCATGCCGCGAAACTTTGGGCATCCGCTCTTATCGAGCCACCATCTAGCATCAACCGCATAGAGAACATCGGCCCAAGGGCAGAGCTTCCAAGAGTTATTGACGGCGATGAGCCGTGCCCTTCCATAAGCGCGCTCAAGCGGCACCATTGGTGCGGACGGTCCAGCTCCAACAACCACGCACGTCTGCCCAGTCCAGTCCGGCCACCATCCCGCCATGACTAGGCCAGGGCTGGATCTCGTAGCGGATAGAGCATGGACACGACAGGCGCCGGCAAATAGCCCGCAGTGAAAGCGCCATGCTCATCACCGTCTCTGTTCTCAAACAGGTACCCGACAAGCATGACCGTTGCGGCCCTTACCGCGTGCGGTACAGCAGAGCCCTCGACAAACACGCCAGATGTATCAAGCTCCAGAACGCTTTCCGCGCGCGCGCCAAGATAGTTGATGACCAGCGCAGACGCATCCTCGATTAGAAACTCAAGCGTCGTGTCGTTGTCTTCCGTGCTAACAACGTTGAGACGCAGGCGCGTCTCCTCCAATGTGACGAGCTTTGCCATCACTTATCGCCAAATGGAACGTTGCTGTTATCCGGCGGCGCATCCTTGCCGCGCGCGCCATCACGCCCGCGCTTCACTGCGAGGCGCCACGTCTTATCAGTTTCCGGCTTGGAGTCCGTGTCCTGCTGGGCAATGAAGGCTGAACCGCCGTAGCTCACTACATCGCCGCGCGCGTACTTCCGGCCCTGCTCATAAATGCCTCGATCAATCGGGATGGGAATGCCGAGAGCGTATTCCTTGCGTTCCTCGCCGCGCTCAAATAAGAGAGTTACTGCGCGCTCGCCGTCATACTCGACGCGCATATCCTCAAAGCCAAGCCCATCCGAGCCGCGCTCACCGATGTCGCCCTTCTCGCCTGTGGAACCGTCTTTCCCGTCAATGCCGTCGCGGCCATCCTTGGGAACGGGAATAGAGGAAACGGCCCTCTCGACCTCAGGGATCAGATGCTTTGCCACCTCAACCGGATCAGCGTCCCTACCATCAATCCCCGGATCGCCCTTCTCGCCTCTCTCGCCAGGGTCTCCGCGCTCACCGGAAGTCCCGTCTTTCCCGTCGATACCGGCCGCACCGTCCTTGCCATCCACACCATCGCGGCCAACTACAACGCCGACCGTCGCTGCGCTGCCGTCCGTGCGGGTCATGACAAGTTCTCCGCTGCGGTTAATCAGCGTCTCGGCAATACCGATGCCATCCTTACCGTTTGCCCCATCCTTGCCATCCTTCGGCACGGGGATCTTTGCGGCAACCTTGGCAACCTCTTCGGCCACGAGGTGCGCGACCTTGGTGAAGTCCACATCCGTCCCGTCTCGCCCGTCTTTCGGAACCGGGATGGCAGCGACAGCCTTCTCGACTTCGGGCAGCAGAAGAGCGGCGATCTCCTGCGGGTCCGCGTCCTTGCCGTCCAGACCAGCGGAACCGTCATTGCCGTCAACACCGTCCTTACCGTTCTCACCATCGCGGCCAGGCTCTCCCGGGTCGCCCTTCTCGGCAGGGGGCAGCTTGGCAACCTCTGCCTTGACAGTCTCAGCCACGATGCCCGGCAGGCCAGCGACAGCCCTGGTGACAAGCGCGGGGATATCGGGCAGCGCAGGCACATCGGGGATGGCCTCAACAATGTCTCGGATGGACTTAACTTCTGCCGAGATTTCGGAACGGACGATCTCTGCCACCTCGCGCGGGTCCGCGTCTTTGCCATCCTTCGCCTGCGGGGTGGCCGCAAGCTGCGCCTCTACAACGGTCAGAACCGGCGACAGTGCCCTATCGACACGAGCCGCAATAAAGGTGCCCACGGAAGCAACGAGCGCCTCCTTCTCAGCCTTCCGCATAACGCGCGGCCTCCGTGTCATATTGGGCTACAGACTTCTGAAGGAGGGCGCCGAACTCCAGTTCGCCCATCTCTTCTTCGTCCGAATCATCTGGGTCACTGCCTGACGGCGGCACTTGAGCTGGTGCCTGAGGAGAGCCGAACGGGTCGGACTGCGCATCCCGCTTGGCAAGCGCCGCAAGCGAGTAATTCTGCTGCTGGAGGTACGGGCTATCGCCGCCCTGCTTGGGCGGAAGGTTGATCTTCCTGCGCCCCTCGTTGGGCGACATGAGCGCGGAGCCAACAGCAACGGCGTAGGCGTCAACCTGCGTCTTCATGTCCATACGCATCAAGTCGTCAAGGTCGAACTCGACGCCGTAGGGCTTCGGCAAGTCCAGTCCCTCATCCAAAAGCGCCTCGGCGTTCTCGATGAGCGTCTGCAGACAATCCGAGTAGTAAATCTGGTTAAGAACGGCCGCGTTCTGATAGGTCGGGTGCTGCCCAATGCCGATCTTGAAATTCGGCACATGGAAGCACCGCGCGACCTCTTCCGAACCCCAGCGCAGTTGCTCGATAAGCTGGGAATCGTGCGCCGAGATAACCATGGACTCGTATTTCAGCCCATCGCCAAGCACCGCGACCTTGCCGGCGTTCTCGCCGCTGAAGTTCGTTTCCCATGCCGTCTTGAGGCGAGTCGCGGTTTCCTCAGAAATGGCGCCCGGCGCAGTCAGAATGCCGCCAGGGCGCGAGCCATTCGCGAAAAACTTCGTGCTGTTCTTCTGGATCTCGATTCCCTGCACCGCGGCCAGCCCACAGGCTGTAATGGGGGAAACCCCTACCAGAGGGTGGAATAGAGGGATCATGGTGTCGTGGATGATCTCGCTTGCCGGCACAACTACCGTGTTTTGGTCTAAGCCCGACAGATCGTCCCTGCTAAGCTGGTAGAACACCTCGCCAGTCACATCCGAAACAAGGGGCTTAACATTGCAGGGGTCCAGAACATACAAGCCGCTCACAACGCCGCGCTGGTCCCTGACCTTCAGGATGTAGGCGTTGCCGTGAATCAGTTTCGAGACAATCCACTGCTCGATAAACTTAACGCGCGTCTGGTAGCGGTTGGGTTTGCGGATTACCGGGGACCAAGCGACGTTTTCCGTCTCATTCCAGATGCCGTTATTGTCCTGCGCCACGAGACGAAGGCGAAGCTTGCCGATATCTCCCGCAATCAGCGTGATGCACGCATAGACGGCCGAGAACGTCAGAACCGTGTCGGTCTTGATCTCAACGTTCTGCTGCCACGCGCCGGCAAAGGATTCCTGAATGATGCCGCCGAACCACGAATGGCGCCCGCTGCTTACCGGCTGTAGCGCCTTTTGGCGCTCACCAGTGAACGGGATTGGCAGCCCCATAAGGCGCATCAGTCATTGGCCCGCATGACACGGGTGGAATATGTCTGCCGCGCCCTGTCGATTTCTTCCTGCAGGCGCGCAGCACCCCAGCGGCCATCTACCGTGACGCCAAGCGCCTCCGCGACGGTTCGCAGATCGTCCGCGCTCACTTCGCTGTCGGCCGTGGCGTCTTCCTGCTCGGCATTCTCTACTGCTGGCTCGACATCTACCAACTCTGGCTCCGGCGCCACTACGGGCGCGGCCTCCACCGGCTTGGCCTTGCGAGCGGGCTTGACAGGCTTGGCGGAGACTTCGGCAGGCGCCCTGGAAGCAATCCGCGTCAGGAGCAGCAGGCGTGCGTCGTGATTTGGTGCAGAGAACCTGACGCCAGCCCGCAGATTGCGGCCCTTGTAGGGAAAGGACTTATTCGCTACCAAATCCATGGCAACCTCATACGAAATGAGCGCCGGGAGCGGTTGCCCGCCCCCGGCTACTCAGTGTTACGCGGACGGAGCCACCGGACCGTAAGCCGCCGAGCCGATCAGGCTGACGGCCTCGGCGCGGCGCTTCTTCCAAGTGACCCAACGCTCGGCGCGGATACCCACGCAGTTGCGCTGCCACAGATTGAAGGTCGGCGCATCTGAACCAGACGCCCCAACGCTCATGTTGAGAGTCGCCTGATTCGAGGCGTCAATCCGAACGGCGCCGTCATCCGCCAGGAACACTTCAGAGGCGTTCACCAAAACGATGGTGTTGGCCGGCCCCGAATTGCTGACGATGACGGGATACCCGAGGAGCGTTCCGCCCATCGGGGTAACACCGCTGAAGTCGAACTGGCCGAGCGCGTTGCGCAGCGTTGAGATGCCACGAGCCAGGGCCATCGGCATAATGAAATGCAGAGAGGCGGTGGACAGGTTGGCGGTATCGAACGCGGCGAAAGCGTCGTTCAGGTCTGTGTACAGCGACTCAGCGTCGGTGCCGCTGGCCGTGACAGCGGCCACGCCGTTGGTGATCGACGCCGGGAAGCTGGCGCCGCCGGAGTTGGCGATTCGCAGGAACTCCGAGTCCATGAACTGGGAAATCTGCTCGGCCAAGTCACGCCGCACCGTCTCTTCCGCAGAAGGCGAAGACAAACGAATCAGTTCCTCCGACAGAACCACGATGCCGGCCAGCTTGTGGTACGGCATGGTGATCTCGGAGAAGTCCAGCTCGGTGACTTCCTTCTCCTGGGCCTCACCGACCCAATCGACCGTAGAGCCGCCCGTCTGCACCGGAATGCGGACGTTGAACGGCACGCGACGCCAGCCGTTGATGCGGCCAATGATCGTCATCGGGCGCAGGAAATCAACGAACTCAGAAGCGAGGTTGTCAGCATAGACAAGCTCGCCGCCCCACTCGCCGGACGCCACAACCGAGGTGCCGCTCACGGCCTTGATATAGCGTGAGACTTCCGGCGTCTCGTTGTTCCAACGCTTGGCGTGCTCCAGGGCATCGGAAATGGAGCCGCGGCCGGCGGCCATCGCCATCACGTAGCGGGTGAAGGCCATACCCTTCGGCAGTTCCTTCTTAACCCGAGGCTCGACGCGAGCCCGGCTCTCCGAAGCGCGTCGGGTGCTCGTGCCGTCAACCGGCTTGGCGCCGGAAATGGCGGTCTGCTGCGCCCTTGCACGCTTCAGCGTGACATCGAGCCCAGCCAACTCTTCGGCCAGGGAGTCGTATTCCTTGGCCTGGTCGTCATCGAGATCAGTGGGGTCAAACCCTTTCATCTCGGTGACCAGTTCGGCGCGGCGCTCTTCAAGCTCCGCAACCTGCTCGTCAATGGTCTTCATGTTCCCGGTTCCTTTTGCTCGGGGTTGGTCTGAATTTCCCGAGACGCCGGGCTTGGTTC